TCAACTATGGATCAGCAGGCGCATTAAAACCTTTAAAAGGATTGTTAACAGTGGCCGCAGTTTGCCAGCGTGACGCAAATTGTGAGCCATTGCGCGAGCGCGGATTTATGCTGGGCGAAAATATATTGTACTATCAAAGTGGAAATACAGGAATTCGCTGTGGGTCGGGCAACAATTTTGTCACAGATCCCGATACTTGGACCCGTGATCATTGTGACATTGTAGACATGGAATTGTGGGCCATTGCCAAAGTCTGCGATTTACATCGAATTCCGTGGACTAGTATGAAATGGATCAGCGACAATGCCGACGGGGAAGCTGGCGCTACCTGGGAATCAGCATTAGCCCAGGGTCAAATTGAATTCATTAAATGGATTAATTCTAATAAATACTAACTATATATTGGAGTTAGTATGATTTTAAACGAGGGCGGCAATGTATTTGCAAATGCAACACCTTTTGACCACAAAGATGTTCCAGCAATATTAAAAACAATTAACGGTGCATTACAGGGTACAGGCATCACAGCTATTCCTGTGGGTAGTGCAGCCACCCCAAAGCCCGGTAAAACCAGCGGCGACATGGATGTCATAGTTGACGAACAAGCCGTACTAAATTTCTTCAAAGCCAAAGATGCAAAAGCAGCAAGAAAAGCACTAAATGACTACATCGCTGGCAAAGGCTTTGACACAGCGCAAACAGGCATCAATGTTCATGTGAATGTGCCTGTGGGCCGTGAACATCACCAAGTTGATGTTATGGTAACAGCTAATGCTGAAAAAATTGCCAAGTTTCATACACACGATATTCCTGCCGGCAGTCCATATAAAGGCATAAACAAACAGTTAATGATAGCTATTCTGGCCAAGAGTAAGGGCCTTATGTGGAGTGCATGGCAGGGATTATACAACAGGGACGCTACAGGTAAAAAAGCGGACTTTATCACAGACGACCTAGCAGAGATTGCGGGTTACTTGTTGGGCGTAAAAGATGCCAACAAACTAGGCAGCGTTGAAAGTATCATGTCAGCATTGCCCAAACAAGAAGCAGAAGAATTATTGGCAAAAGCAAAAGCAGATCCTAACTGGAAAGAAGTCAAACAGGAAAGTATTAGAGTTGGCACTAACGAATGGTTCCGTAATATGTTAAACAAGCTATGAGATTACTGGAACTTAAAGAAGCCGCAGATCCAAAATTAGGTCGTGCATTTAATCACTTAGAAGATCTAGTATTCTTCTATGGCACAGCGGGCACAATAGAAGCACTAGAACACTTAAAAGATTTAAACACAGCAGAAGGTAGTGGCAGTGTTCGTATGAAGTGGGACGGTAATCCACAGATATATTGGGGCAGAGAAAACGGTGTTATAGTTCCTCCGCACGGACATGCTCAATGGGGTCGTGGTAATTTACCCAAGTCTGGCAAAGATGTTGCTGACTATATTATGAGCACAGGCAAAGCACAGACTCCGGAAGAAGTTGCCAGTAGACAACAGTTTGCTGACAAGTTTGCTGGACTAGCGGATTTATTTGCTCGTGCTACTCCCAAAGACTTAGACGGCAACAGCACTTACTATGTCTATGCTGATGCATTATTCTTAGATCGTCCAGAGTTAAAAGACGGCGTTTATACATTTTGTCCAAATCCTAAAAGTCAAACTTGCTATCATGTTAGAGCAGACAGTGAACTAGGTCAGCGTATTGCACAAGCAGAAGTTATGGTTGTTGGCCATGCTTACTTTACAGCACACGGACAGTCTGACTCAGAACAAATTCCTATTAGAGATTTTAGTCAGTTCAATACCAATCCAAAACTAATTGTTCTTGGTCCTATCTATAATGTAGCACCTGTGAAAGTTGATACTTCAATGATAAATCAAGTTGAACAGCATATTCGACAGCACAGTCGTCAAGTTGATACATTCCTAGCTGGCACAGCTGGACTCAGTGATTTAAAACAAATTATCTACACTTATGTAAATCAAAGTGCAAAAGCCAAACAATTAGACAGTTTAAGCACAGAACATTTCTTTCAATGGGCTACAACAAAAGTAAGTGCGCCCAAGCAGGAAAAAATAAAACAATTAAATACAAGTAATAACAACGCATTAGAAGAAATATTTAAAATTGTTCGTGCTATTCAAATATTAAAAGACAATGTAATAGATCAAATCGAAAGTGGACCCAAAGCAGATATTTGGGACACACACGGAGAAGGTCGTGTTAGATACGCAGGCCCTGAAAAACAATTCGGCAATGTAAAATTTGTGCCTAGAAAACGCTGGACACCACAATGAAAGTAAATGAATTAGATACAGCACCTAAAGCTAATGTAAAACAATTACCTGGCTATGACAGTTCTAATCCATTACACTCGACTTGGAGTCGCGTATTCAGCAGACAAACATATGAAGCGAAAAGAAAAGGATTACCTGTAAACATAACAGCAGCTGATGCGTGGAATGTTATCAATGAACAAGGTTGGCGATGTGCATTAACTGGCGTAGCATTTGTTCCAGCTGGAACAGCGAGTCCTAATCAAGCCAGTTTAGATAGGATAGATTCTAAACAAGGTTACATACACGGTAATATTCGTTATGTAACTTATCGTGTAAATATGTTTAAGAAAGATTGGCCGGATGATATATTCTTTGCACTTTGTAAACAAATTGTAGCTCATGCAGGATAAAAGAAATTATGAAAATAAGACAAGTATTAAAAGAAGCCGGCGGGATTACCGCAGCCTTTGCTTTTGGCAGATTCAATCCTGCACACCAAGGACATGTTGCCGTTTGGCAAACAGTAGAAAAGTCGGGAGTTAAATGGTATATTGGAACTAACCCAACAACTATCGGTCCCAACGATCCCTTGACATTCGAACAAAAGAAAGCTTGGATGGAAGAAATATATCCACAGATCCAAGGACATATTGTTCCCGAGCAAAGTGTAGTCACACTGGCAGTCAAGATTTTCAACGACTTGGGTAAGAACGAAGACAGTACCATAGGCTATGTCACAGACGACACTGACTGGGCATGGAGTGGCAAGTTATTAAATCAATACAACGGCGTAGAAGGCAAGCATGGCTATTATAAGTTTGCACAGATTGTTCACATTCCAAGTCCCCGTGTCAGCAGTGCCACAGCATTGCGTGATGCGGCTCGTGCTGGGGATAAGGTAGCGTTTTATCACGCCAGTGGCACAGATCCTAAATTAAAAGTAGCAGGTAAAACATACTTTGACACAGTGGCAGAAGCTTGTGCCAAGTATCCATTGCCAGTTAAGAAAGCTAAAAAGACTGAAAGCATTAATGAAATGGACAGCCAAGGTTATACTGGTAGCCGCGAACATAAGAGCTCAAGCAAGTATGGCAGCAGAGACGACTACGAGTTGGGTCAGGGCAAAGAATATACAGGCAAGTCAGTCAAGTCCGATGAAGTTAGCAAAACAGCTTTAGACATTCTTAACAGAGAAATGGAAAAGTCACACAAGAAAGATGTTGACGAAGGCGAAATGGAATACGGTCCTGAGTGGGATGAAATGGTCAAGAGAGTTGGACAAAAAGCTCAAGAAGGCCCGCGCAAAACTGTATGGGATCCTGAAAAGCGTGTTTACAAAACAGTGCCAGTCAATCCACCTAAAAAAGAGCAAGGTGTGGCGGAAGGCTTCCCTCATGATGTTGACCACATGCCGGGTCCTGTGATTCGCAATGCTGATATGACTACAGATAATGTCAAGACCAAAGATAAAGCAGAATGGGACCGAGCTACTAACAGCATCAACGCACGGGTGTTTGATGACATGAGTGAATTTCGCACCGACAGCAAAGGTGAAACAGTTGTCGGTGATAGCGCAGTTTGGGCCAAGTGGGACAATGCTACACACACAGGTTGGTTCAATGCTAAAGGTCGCCCATTAAAGCCTTGGCCAGTCAAAGAGCAAGGTGTGGCGGAAGCCGGCAACAAGGTTCATTTACGCACACCAAAACATGGTATGGCAGATCACGCTGGCCGTGACACTGGTGTAAGTAAAGTCAAGTTTGGACAAACTCCTGAAAAGGATCGTTGCCCTAAGTGTAATAGCTTATATAAAAATCATTATAAGCAAAGCATGAATGAATTTGCGCCGACAAGTTCCGACGGTGATGATAAGCGTGCTTACTTATTAAGTTTGGCAAATGAACTCAGAGATGCTTTATATGTTCGCATGGATAAACTAGCAGTCAAAGATATAAAAAC